CCGAAAAATCATCAGTAAATGAGCCGGAAAAACGCACCGCAAAACGGATACCGCAAGCTAGGCGCAACGATAGGATGGCTTGACCAATTGCGCGTTCCTTGTTGTCTGGTGCGTCAAATTGGTTGGCGGTGTATCCGTAAACATGCAAAGCCGGAAACATTGCCAGCCATTTTGCCCATTGCGCTACATATGACACGCTGAAAAAATCGCCTAGTACATGCAAACGCACTAAAAAGCCGTTTGGGTGCTTTGCTTGATAGTAAGTTAAATCGGCTTCAATTTGCTGGATAAGTGATTCATCAGCTTGATAGCGTGTGGCGTTCATCATGTTATTGCCGTAACAATCAGCATAATGGATACAAGAAGCTGGACAAGTGGCGCGTTCTTCTAGCGTTAAAGTGAGAATAGGAAAGCCAGCAAGCTTGCCTTTTGTTACACGCTTGCCAAGCTTGACGTTTGTCGAAACTTTTAAGGCGCGTTCTGATTTTGCCATACCGTCTGAAACGGATTTTACGCGCAAATCGTGATACACGGATTTGCCAGCCATTACGGCTTTTTGTGTTTTAGTCAATTGTTTCATAGCTTCAACCCCTTGTTGCTATGGTTTCAGTTTCGGCTTTCACCGCATAACGCCACGCACCGCATGACGTTATGAGGTGACACGGCTTAAACCGTGTCGCCTAGTGTTAGTCATCAAAGCCAAGATGGTTGGCAATTTCACTGCAGATATATTCTAGAAAATAGTCATCTGGCAAAACGTCAAGCACGTTATTCGCACCGCTATCGTCAAGCAATTCTTGGATGCCGTCATCATATCCAGACCAAAATATTGACGCGTTCATGCCGTCTGTTATGCCAATGCAATTTTGCACAAACAAGCAAAGCGAATCCAAATCAGCGAATGATTGAGATTTTGCAAGCTTGTTTATGGTTGGCGCGTATGTATCAATCGCTTGTTGTGTAGTTAGCTTTTCACGCCCGCACAATGAACGTGATATATCTAGAATGTAAATGCCGTCACATTCAAAGCCAGTTCTTGCCATTGTTTCGGCAAGTGAAACGACTTTATCAATAGCACTCTTTCTGCAATCAGTTTCATAGTCACCATAAAAATGATTGCCGTTCTTGCATATGGTGATTCCGTATTGTTTGAAGTTTTCAATTATGGCATCTTGCTTTGTTTCAAAAGCAAATAATTGAACGTAATTTTCACCATCATCGGTTAACTCATACATGATGGATGGGCAAACGTCATTGCAATAGCTGGAATCAATCCACTTTACATTTTCGGCGTTTGTTGCTTTTTGTGTATCTTGTATAAGCTTGGTTATGTAATGCATGTTTTTAACCCTTGTTTGGTTTCACTTTATATATGCAAGTATAGTACAAATTGACACGCAAACAAGAAAAACTTGCAACGAATAGCGGTTTTATGCGGTTTTTTTGTGTTTTTTTGGGGTAGGGGTAAGGGTTAGGGGTAGGGCAGCATCAAGCTATCGATATAACATTACACACGCGCAAGGTGTCTTTCATTAACCAAAATTAGGTTATCTGGCCATAATCGCGATTCTAGCGTCACTGGCCGCGTTTGTGTCGTCTAGCGTATGATTCCAGCAGCCTAGCCGTTGCAAGCCGTCACGCGTCAACCTAGCGCGGTGCCTTGTTGCGATTGATAACGATTCGCAATATCAATATCTTCCCGGTTGCGATTGATAATCATTCGCAGCATGTCGCATAATGTTTGGTGTGTTCATGTGCTAATACGTTGAAACACCCCCCATCGAATCTGGCCGGGGGGCGGCATAAATATATAATAGTCCCTCACTCACCCCTCTCACCCCCCATTTCATCCCCACCACCCAAAACGTCCCTGCCGCCAAAATTCGTTGCAACTTTTCTTGCACTGCTAAACTAAAGATGCTATTTGGCGAATAAGGAGTGTGAATATGGCGAAGAAAAGAGGCCCAGCGCCTATATCTGGCGAACAGATGGCTGCACAGAAGGATTTGTTCATTGAGCTAGTCTCTGACGGCCTATCAGCGCGTAAGGCATGTGCTAGTGGCAAGTTGCCTACGTTTCCTACTATCAGCAAATGGTTGCGTGATGACGGCGAGTTCCGCGACAAGTACCGCATAGCGATGGAGCTTCGGGCGCAGAAGATTGATGATGACATTGACGAGGCCATTGAGCAGATGAAGTACGGCGAGTTGGATGCCCAGCAAGCCCGTGTGGTGATTGATACTTACAAGTGGAGAGCCGCCAAACTATATCCGAAGCTGTACGGCGAGAACCAGAAGGTCGAGCATGAGCATAAGGTCGTCAGCTTTGTCGATGAGTTGAAACTTGCCGCCGCGCAAATTGAGCAGCAGCGACTAGCTGACAAGACCATTGAGGGTGAGGCAGAGGAGAAGTAATGCCATTTGTAGCGCCTGTTCAACAGCAAACAAATGACCCTGATAAGATGTACGCAGAGGTCAAACGCCTCGTAGATGCTGAGAAATATCAGGAAGCTGGCGTTTTATGTAACAAGATACTTGATATTCAGCCGCATCCTATCGTGGCAAATATGCTTGGTTACTGCCTTTATAAGCTGAACAAGGAAGATTATGCAGAGCGTGTCTGGCGCGGGGCGTTGGAACTTGACCCGAAGTATGTGCCTGTACTGGCAAATCTTGGCAATTTGCTGAGAGAGCGTATGCGCTATAGTCAGGCTGAAGACATGCTGTCGAAGGCTATCAGTTACAAGCCGAATGACCATCGTAGCCATCACAATATGGCCACATTGTTGCTTGATTTTGGACGCTGGGAAGAGGCGCTGGAATCTGCTAAAACTGCTTACAAGCTCAAAAAGGAAGAAGTTGCAACACAGCACTTGCTGTCGCTGGCGTATATGCAGAATGGTGATTTCAAGAATGGTATCAAATATTATGGTGCTAGAAAGCAGTTATTTTTGCGTGATAAAGCGCCGTTACCGCGTTATGAGGGCGGTGAAGCAAAGGTTATTGTCCGTCACGAGCAAGGGATGGGCGACACGATTATGGCTGCAAGATGGTTGCCACGTCTCAAAGAGATGGGCGCAGATGTCACACTTGTTTGCCCTAGACCATTGGAATCGTTGATAAGTCGTTCCAATCTCGCAAAGATTCATAAAGAGGGTGACACGGACTATACGCACCATTTATGGACGATGGACTTGCTTGAGATGTTTGCTGGTGAATGGGATGACCTTGGCGGTGAGGCGTACCTGACGGCAGATAATGACATGATTGCCGAGCTTGGCGCACAGTTGCCGAATGATAAGCCTGTCATTGGTGTGTGCTGGTCAGGTGGCTTTAGGCCGAATGACATTGGTGCGTTTGTGATTGATAAGCGGCGGTCAATGACGGCACAGGACGTTGTTAGCCTGTTCGATGGCCTAGATTGTCATGTGGTGAACCTGACGCGAGAGTGGGGATTGCCCAACGCGATTGATTTTAGTTGTGCTATTGGAGACTTTGACGAGCAAGCCGCGCTTATAAGCAACCTTGACTTGGTCATTACAGTTGACACGGCATTGTGCCACTTGGCTGGTGGCCTTGGCGTTCCAACTTGGATGCTGTCACGGTACGATGCGTGTTGGCGTTGGTGGCCGTATACAAAGCAGTCACGGCTGTATGACAGCGTTGACTGTTACTTCCAAAGCAAAATGATGGACTGGCAAGGTGTTTTGCGCCGGGTGCGGCACGACTTGGAGATATTCCTAGATGCAGAAGACTGAAAACACCGACCTGCTTGTTAGCCTTCACAACGACCCGGTGTTGTTCGTTGAAAGCATACTGAAGGTGACACCCCAGCCGTGGCAAGCCGAAGCATTAAGGGCAGTGGCTAACAATGACAGGGTTAGCATTGCATCTGGCCACGGTGTCGGTAAGACTGCCTTTCAAAGCTGGCTCGTGTTGTGGTGGCTGATAACGCATTATCCGTGCAAAGTTGCTGTCACGGCAAACACGGCGCATCAGTTGAGTGATGTGTTGTGGACAGAGATAGATAAGTGGGCGCGGCAGTTGCCCGAAGGTTTCAAGCAGTTGCTAGAGTTCAAGAGCGACAAGATTAGCTTGAAAGGCGCGTCAGATAGTTTTGCCGTTGCAAGAACCAGTAGACGCGAGAATCCAGAAGCCTTACAAGGTTTTCACTCAGAAAATATGTTGTTTTTATGCGAAGAAGCGTCAGGTATTCCTGACGTTGTGTTCCAAGTCGGTGAGGGCGCAATGTCAACACCGGGCGCGAAGACTGTGATGTGCGGAAACCCAACACGTTCTGAGGGTTTTTTCTATGAGAGCCATCATAGCCAGCGTCACCGTTGGCATACGATGACTGTCAGTTGTCACGATGCCACGACTGTTTCAGAGCAGTTCTTGGAAAGCATGAAAGAGAAATACGGTGAAGAGAGTAACGTATACCGGGTTCGTGTGCTGGGTCAGTTCCCTACACAGTCAGATGATGTCTTATTACCGCTACATCTTGTGGAAGAGGCGACTAAGAGAGATGTTGAATCGTCACCCACGGCACCTGTAAGTTGGGGCGTGGACGTTGCCAGATTTGGCGGCGATAGAAGCGCCATAGCCAAGCGTCAGGGCAATGTGCTGTTAGAGCCGATTAAGACGTATCAGGGGCGCGATTTGATGGAAATGGCGGGTATTGTGCTGTCAGAGTACGAGGCTTGCACCTACAGGTTACGCCCTCAAAGCATATTTATTGACGCTATCGGCATTGGTGCTGGATTGGCTGACAGGTTGCGTGAGTTGGATTTACCAGCCGTTGCAATTTCGGTATCAGAGACGGCCAGCTTGAAGGACAGGTTTAACAGGCTTAGAGATGAGTTGTTCTGGAACGCTCGTGAGTGGTTTGAGGCAAGAGATTGCAAGATACCGAATGACGCGGCGTTGATACAGGAAATCACTGGCATTAGGTACAAGTATCTGTCTAATGGTAAGTTGAAAGTTGAGAGCAAGGATGAGATGAAGCGGCGCGGTCAGCGAAGCCCTGACGTAGCTGATGCGTTTGTTCTTAGCTTTGCAGAAAGCGGTGCCATTGCTGGCGGCTATTCGAGAGGCTATAGTAGCAAGCGTAGTCTGAAACCAAACACAGGATGGGTAGTATGACTGACAACATTATCAAGTTTCCGATGCGGAATCTGGACATTGATGTAGAACTTGATGAGACTGAGGAAGAATACTACGAGATGGTGGAGGCCATTGTAGTGATGATGGATATGCACGCTACTGGACTTATCGTTACTTCTGACGCAAAATGGCAACACGTTATGGATGGCG